TAATGGTGGTGGTGGTGATTCTAGTCCGGTGTGGATTACTACAGCTGACTCTACAGCTAATAAAAGTTTAAAAGGTGAACTTGCGGGTGCGCAGTAATTAATGCACACCCAACAAATCTAATCGTTTAACATTTTCTTAAACATATCCATATCAGCATCATCTTCTTTAGGAGCTGCAGCAACACTTTCTTTAGGTGGTGTTACAGATGGAGTAGGTTCAGGTGGAAGCTCAACATCTTCAGCTTTAGGTGCATTAGATGTATTAGTCATAAGAACCTTATTCAGTTTAGCTTCAAGTTCTTGATAAGTTTTAAAATTACTTGGATCAATAAATTCATTTATTGAATATTGACTTGCCCAAACTTGTTCTACCTTAGAATCATCATCAGATAACTTACTAGGTTTTTCAAACTCAGATTTATCATAGTTTCTATAACCTTCTAAGTTACGAATCTTCATCTTAAAGTTTGCACCTTCCCAAAAGTCGAATGGATTTAAAGGCTTCTCATCTTCGAATTGTGGGTTCATAGCTTCATTAAGTTTATCAAATATTTTCTTACCATATCTAAACAACTTAACTTGTCCTTCGTTCTCTGGATTAGATGGATCGCTAACAACATAGATATTACTAATGTATAGTAATCTTCTTTTCTGTTTACGTGCTTCGTTCTTACCAGCATCATCTCCTCTGTTCCATAACATATTATTATGTTTAGTCACAGGATCATCTTTACCTAAAGTAGTTAAAGAGTTTTCGATATACCATCCACCAGGACCTTGAAAGCCATGGTTGAATATTCTAACCCAAGGAATATCTTCTCCTTTAGCAGCCGGTAGAAATCTAATAACAGCATAGCCATTACCAGAAGCATCTACACTAGGTTGCCAAAAGCGTTCGTCTTTTCCTCTTGACTCGTTAGATGTTAATTTATTTGTTTCTTTTAATAGTGTGTCCAGACTGGACTGTGATGAGCGTTTAAGCTCAGCGAATGATTGCGACATAGTATCTCCTTGTATTGCAATGTATTAATTTTATCCACTTTATTCATAATGTAAACTCTATTATATCTTATTATTTATCTTCAGTCAACAGTTGTTTTTGTTCACTGAGTGCTGTTTCTAGTTCTTTTATAACTCTTTTTTGTTTTTTAACTTTTGCTCTGAGACCTTGTAGTTCTCCAACAAATGATTCTACTTCATTGTTCATTATTTCTCCATTTTTGTTTCTACATATTCTTCACCTTTAAGATATTTCATTACATTCTCTGGTGATGAAATATTATAAGGATCATCTTCAACATTATCTTCCTTACCTGGTTCTGATAACATCTTTTCTATATGGTTATCGTTAATGATAGCAGCATATCTCCAAGATCTCATACCAAATCCAAGATTATTTTTTTGTACTAACATATCTATCCCATGAGTAAATTCTCCATTACCGTCTGGGATCATTTTAACTCTTTTTATGTCATGATGTTTTGCCCAAGCGTTCATTACAAACGAGTCGTTTACTGACATACAATATATTTCTTTTATTCCTAATTCTTTAAACTCACTATACAACTTCTCAAAGTTAGGAAGTTGATAAGTTGAGCATGTTGGTGTAAAAGCACCTGGTAAAGAAAAAAGAATGTATCTGCCTTTGTCAAAATAACTTGCAGATGATCTCTCAACCCACTTAAATGGGTTAGGCCCTTCAATAGAATCATCTCTGACTCTTACTTGAAAATGTACGTGTGGTAAAATCATTTTACAAATACCTTTCTCATTATTTTTTTTGCTTTATTAATATCAAAAACTATAAATGGACTATACTTATCCATTCTTTTTTTAAACTCTGTCCATACAGGATCATCTAAAGTTTTGTTCCATCTCTTTGAATAATTCAATGCATTATCTATAATTATCATTGATTCTACAAATATATCATTGCGAAGTACACACTGCAATAATATAGGATGGCCATTCTCCATAACGAACAAACTATTAAAATCTAAATTTCTTTCATTATAATATTCTTTTAAAAAAATTAAATCTTGCTCAAATATATATGACAATTTTATCTGTCTTGCTGTCCAGTCATTATAAACTGATTCGGCCTTTTGTGTTAAAACATTACCGATCCAAAAATCTTCTCCATCTGCAAAATTGCTAACAAACAAATCTCTTAATTGTCTATCATTATATTTTCTTTGAAGTTTTGCAAAAAAGAATTTATCTCTTCTTTTAAGAAAACTATCTTCCTTTGCATTTACTTTACCATTATACTTAAAGAAATCATAACTTGTTGTGAAATGATTCTTGACAGCTAGGTAAAGTTTATAAGCGTTAAATCCCTCATAAATGTTCTTCATCTTTTTGTTCTGGCTCTGGCTCTGGCTTAATAAAATTTAATTTTGTTGCTTCCTCTTTTAATTGTTTCTTTATCTTTTGGTTAATTAACTTTGCAGCGCTTTCTATTTCTAATTGATTTTTATAACAATAATCCATTATAGCATCCATATAAGTTATCTCTTTTTCTTCTACTATATCAGTAATAATTTTACTGAACTTAGAAGTTGACATTATATTATGCATTCATCTTCCCTACACTCCTTCTTTGAATATCTTCAGATAAAAGTTCTGGCCAATATATTTCAAAAGCAATTGTATCTTTATTGGCCTTGAATAAATGATACTCTCCTGGCTTAACGGCCATAAAGTCTCCAGCTTCTAATACTGTCTTGTCAACTAATTCATAATCATTTTTATATACATGGATTTCAAGTTCGCCCTTCTCCACAAAGAAACCATTCCATTTATGTGCGTGTTTATGTGTACTGCACTCCCCACCAGCATCAACTTCAATCCTGTGAAACTCTACAACAGGATTTTGGAGCAAGCACCAAGTCTTGCCCCATACTTTGCCGTTTTTCATATATCTATTTTTCTTTCTTTTTTAAAACTAATTCCTTAGGTTCTCTATAAAAGATGTGATCTTCATGAACAACTGTTTTCACTTTTTGACTAGCCCATCTTGGATTAACATAATAGGCATGGTAAAATAATGCTCCGTCAGTCACATCATGCATAGTATACCTGTTTAATACTTGATGGGCAACAGCTAATGCAATTTTATATGCATCAATGTCTGTAATAATATCTGCCTTACCATCACAATACCAACTAAACTGACATCTATTTTTTAATGGTACTTCTTTATCCATTTTTTCTTTATACCATCTACTGAATTGTGCTTCATAAATTACACCACATACAGTATTTGGAAAATCAGGACTTTGTACTCTATTCATAACAACTTGACTCACAGCTATTTGTGATAGTACTGATTGACTGCGAGCTTCGAAATAAGCATTCTTAGCCATACATACAACGCTTTCTTGTTTAGTACTATCATCAAAAGTTTTATTATTTAAGTTAGATAGGTCACCAGCATTAAGATGTGGCAACGCATTAACATAATCTGTGTGGGTAATTATACCCGTTTCTTTCCCAAATACAGATGGCATTCTAGTAGCATCTACATCTTTTGGTGGGAATTCTATTGTAGCTAATTGAACTAATACGTAGAATACTCCGAATAGCAACAACCAATTTGGAACTTTAAAACCTCTCATTTTTATCTCCTTGTTTTAGTCGTAATATTATTTAACATTGTTAAGTTTTTCAAATTAAAAGATTATTGTAGGTGATTTTGGATTAAAAGTCAAGCGATTTTTTTATGACTGACAGCCACATTTGGCTTCATAGTCATTAATTGCGGCTTTGATCGCATCTTCTGCAAGAACTGAACAATGAATTTTTACTGGTGGCAATGCTAATGATTGAGATATTTCAGTATTTTTAATTTGTCTTGCTTGTTTTGTATCTTTTCCTTTTATCATCTCAGTTATTAATGAACTTGATGCAATCGCGGAGCCACATCCGAATGTTTTGAATTTTGCATCAGTTATAGTATTAGTATTAGGATCCACTTTAATTTGCAACTTCATAACATCTCCACATGAAGGTGCACCTACTAATCCGGTTCCAACATTTGGATCTTGTTTATCTAAAGAACCTACATTACGTGGATTCTCGTAATGATCCAATACTTGCCTTGAATAACTCATGTATGTATTTATTAAAAGGGAAAAAAGAAAAATAAGGCCCTAACTCGGGCCTT